AGGGCAACTACGGAGCCAACGCCGAAGGCGTATACGACACTATCCTAGCAGTGCTTGGCCCTGTCCTTGATTCAAAGGAGTGGCTAAAGGTTGGCGTCAATCTTGCATTCGACTACGAGACGCTTCGCTGGAACTTTGGCATTCGCATGTGGAATCTGTTTTCATGCGACTTTGCCGAGCGCGTGATTCAGGCCGGAACCATCTCTCTGAAGAAATACGCAGAGTTCTCCATGGCAGCGATGGCGGCACGGTACTTCGGCTTGGAATTGAGCAAAGAACTGCAGACTAGTTTTGATCTGAAGACACCACTGACGCAGTACCAGATCAATTACGCGGCATTCGATACACGTATGCCCTTGGCAATTCGCCAAGCGCAGATCAACGTAATGACCAAGGATCAACTGCTCACTACAGCACAAATCGAAAATGATGCTATCCCGTCCTACGTGGACATGCATCTGAACGGTCAACGCCTTGACACTACTAAGTGGATGGAGCGCATAGACAAGGCCGTCGCACGGCGAGAAGAAGAACTCAAGACGTTGGATGAATATTTCATTCCTATTGTGGGCAGGAAAGATGAACAAATTGATGAAGCGGAGATTGAACGTCGTTACAAACATTGGCAGGAAGACTTCCAGTTTCCTACACAACGTGAAATTGATTTAGCAGCACAGAAACGCTTGGAGAAAGACAAGGGCAAGAAAGCTGTTATAGCCCTTGAGTTAAAAGCGGCAGAAGGAACCCGTAGGGAAGCGAAGGCAGAAGCCCGTAAAGCCTACAGTGAACTTAGCAAGAAGCGCACGGAGGTACAGCACAACATTGAGAAGTGTGCAGGTATTGCTTACTTAAACTATGCATCCCAGCCTCAGATGCTGGAAGCCCTAAAGAAACTTCCGGGTATGAAGAGTATTGTAGATGTGTCCGATGACACACTACTGCGCTTCAATGACCGCCCAATCATTCAGACGCTTCGCAATCATAGAGTAAGTGGCAAGACGATTGGCACATACGGGGCGCAGTGGACACAGCGGTGGATTACTAAGCCTTGCAAGGTAGAAGGCTGGCTGCACCCCGGTGATGGGCGCTTGCACTGCCTCTTCAATCAGCTAGAAGCCGAGACGGGAAGAAGTTCATCCAGTAAGCCCAACGCACAGAACCTTCCTGCAGAGGAAGAAGTGCGCGATTGTTTTATTGCGGACGAAGGTGAAGACTTAATCACGATTGACATGTCTGGATGTGAGCTACGCATTATTGCGGAGTTAGCTCAGGCACAGTCGTGGATTCAAGCGTTCGCTAAGAACCAAGACGTGCACTCTTTGTGTACAGAGATACTCTATCCACAGCGTTGGAAAGAGATTGCTTTACCTGAGTGCTCTTACTACGCTCTGGGAGAAGACGGACAACCAAAGCGTGTGCAGTGCGAATGCCCAGAGCATAAGAAACTCAGGAAGCACGCTAAGGCCCTGAACTTTGGACTCTGCTATGGATCGGGTCCAGATGCCTTGGCAGATGCATTGGGAATCACAAAGGACGCGGCTAAGGAACTCATGGAATTGCACGAGGAAAAGTTCCCTGATATTTGGTCCTTCTTGCGCCGTACAGGTGAGTTGGCAAAACAAGACAAGGAAGCACGGGACATGTTTGGCAGACGCCGAACGTTCCCTGAACCTACTTGGGAAACTGCTAAGGCGTGGTTCATTGACACCCGTAGCGAACGCTTGGAACTGGACGAAGCATCAAGCCAAGCAAATGTTTTTAGTTTCAAAGAAAGGAACCTACGGGAACCCAATGAAGAGGAGACATATAAACTCACGCACCGTTCACCAAGTGAGCAGGAGATAAAACAAGGGTTCCGTGCAATGCTGGGAAGTATTGAGAGACGGGGAAAGAACCATCCGATTCAAGGGACTAATGCTTCAATTTGCAAACGCGCCATGTCCTGCGGATTTGATGCTCAAGGCCAACCGTACCTTTGGCACATTCTCCCAAAGTACAACGCTAGGTTGCTGTCGATGATCCATGACGAACTAATCGTTGCATCTCCCAAAGCGCATTCCAAGGAACTGGCCGAGTTGGTGTCCGATTGTTTTAGAAGGGCAGCGGCAGAAGTTATGAAGAGTGTGGAAATGAAGAGTACCTACACCATTGCAGAGAAATGGAGCAAATGAAATGGCATACCTAAACTGTCCGTTCTGTCCTTCTCAGAGTTATCTTGCCAGAGATAGTGAGCACTCTGATAGGAAACCTTTGGAGAAGTATCGCTGTGGTAGTGGCAAGCACGTATTCTATGTAGAAGAGGAGCAACTAAATGGAAACACCCGAGCAGATTCTGATGCAGGAAGTATCGAACGAACTGGCACGTGCGCGTAGCCTGTTCAAACCAATCTACAGCCCTCACGAAGCGCTTGGCATCATCCGAGAGGAATACTTGGAGTGGGAAGAGGAAGTCTATGCATTCAACCTTGCTAAGGGCAGGGACACGCGCCCAGCAATGCGCAAGGAGTTGATTCAACTTGCCACCATGGCGTTGCGCACAGTTCTGGATGCCTTGGAGTTTGATCCGAGAGCGGAGAGCAAATGAAGTCAGGAATGTATGTAATAGCTAACATGAAAACGTGGGACATCTACGTAGGTTCCTCTGTGGACATCCCACGTCGGTTTAAAAGGCACATACGAGAATTAAGAAATGGAACACACTTCAACCCTAGACTTCAAAGGTCTTACAACCACCATGGTGAATCGGCGTTCAATTTTGTAGTGGCAAAAGAATGCCCAGAGAAAGAAGCTAGGGAGTGTGAACAGCAGTTCCTGACTGAATTCTGCGGCAAAGATTTCTGTTGGAACGTATCGAAGGTTGTGGATGAGCCTAACACAGGAAGAAAACTTTCCGAGGAGCACAAGCGTCGTATTGGCAGTACAAATGCCATACGTCTTCTTGGTAGGCACCTATCAGAGGAGACAAAGAAAAAGATAGGAGAAGAATCCAAAGCAAGAGTAAGAAAACCGTTCAGCAATGCAGCCAAGGAAAAGATGAGACAAGCAAAACTAGGAAAACCTGCACCATGGAACTCTTATCCAAGAGGAAGTGAATGGGGAAGACGCGCAGTAGAAGCACGCTGGGTGAAAGAAGGCAAACGTGCATAAAGCGTACTGTGATGGTGCTTGTCGTGTTTCAAATCCAGGCATCTGCTCTTGTGCGTTTGTAATTTACAAAGATGAAATAGAAGTTCACACCGAAGGAAAATATCTCGGACCAGAACTTCTAAGTAATAATTTTGCAGAGTACCAAGGTTTGATTCTGCTGCTAGAATTCTTGTATACGCGCAGCATTCGTAACGTCGTCATCTACACTGACTCAGAGTTAGTGGTGAATCAAACACTTGGAAAATGGGAAGTCAAACAGCCGGACCTCAAAGTGCTGGCTACAAAGTGCTATGGACTTCTGGTGCAAGGGTGCCACGTCCTGAAGCACATCAAAGGTCACGACGGAAACAAAGGCAATGTGAGAGCAGACGAAATCTGCAATGCCGTGCTCGACCTGCACAAGGAGGAGTATGAACTTTACCTTTATGGGAAGAATTAATATGTGGGTGCGTTGCAGTTGGCTAGCGTTCTGCCGCGACTACAAGGATGCCACCAGCGTTTGCTATTCGTGTGGGCGCTACGGGGCCTCGGTAGTGAGTCTTGTATACCCCAAGCGCCTGTGTAAGGCATGTGAGCAGTCTTTTCAACGCAGATACCATGCAACTATGGGGGACGCCAAGTGAACGATCCTGTGCACAAAAAAGAGTACGACAAAGCACGATACCAGAGGGATAGAATCCTTAAATATATTGAGAGGACAGCACATGCTTAAACCAAAAACTTTGAAGGGCTTGGTGCACGCTGGGCTCACTATCGGTGCTTTGATCGAAGCACTGACCACTACATCAAAATTCCGCAAACTGCTAAGCGGTGCTGCAGCGGGATACCACATGCACGCTACGATGTACCACTTTCTGTACGAGGAACCTGAACCAACATGGGAGGAGGGAACGCATGGCTTTGACGAAGAGGACTACGAAGAAGAGTACTGGGACACCTAAGAAGATCGAAGCACCTGAACCCGATACCTACACAGAGAAGGGTGCAACGAACACAGCGGAGAAGACTACTCCCACGTTAGGCAGGTGCACCAAGTGCAAAGTGATGCCCTCGCACTCCGAGTCGGATCACCTGT